TATTGAAGATGATCTTATCTGTTGGTAAAATGAATGTAGTTGATATTGCAATACGATACAAAGGATCATCAAGTTGGTCCAGTCAGCCATCGGTTACTGGCACTCTTACAAAAGAGTTTAAGAAATTTGCTAAGGACGTATAATGAACTTCGCTGAGTTTATTACAGAACAAAAGAATACACACATGACTCACATTGAGGATAAAGTTCTCTATGGTGGTGTTAAAGGAACACGTGATGCAATTCTTGCTTTACGAATGTTAAGAGACACATTAGGTGGTGTGAAAGATGGAAATGTTACTGTTAAATGGGATGGTGCTCCTGCTATATTTGCTGGTACTGATCCTCGTGACGGAAAGTTTTTTGTCGCCAAAAAAGGTATCTTTAACAAAAACCCTAAAGTCTACAAAACTCCTGCTGATGTTGACGCTGATACTTCTGGTGATCTTAATGTTAAACTAAAAGCAGCATTAAAAGAATTGCCTGCATTGGGTATTAAAGGAATTATTCAAGGCGATTTCCTTTTCGGACCAGGTGATGTAAAGACACAAAAGATTAAAGGAAAGAAATATGTTACATTTCATCCAAATACTATCGTCTATGCGTTGCCAGCTGAGTCGGATGGAGCTCGCGATGTTAAGAAATCAAAAATTGGAATCGTGTGGCATACAGCCTATACGGGTGACTCCTTCGAGTCTCTCAAAGCTTCGTATGGAGTTGATGCCTCTAAGTTGCGACCAAGCCGAAATGTGTGGAGCCAAGACGCAACGCTTAGGGATATGACTCGTTATACTATGTCTAAAAAAGACACGGAGGAAGTTAATGGGTATTTGTCTCAAGCCGGAAAAATTTTCAATCAAATCAGTGGTACAACTCTTCGTCAGTTGGAAGCCAATGAAAAACTTGCTCAAATGGTGGAAACCTTCAATAACACCTTCGTCAGAAAAGGTGAGGTCGTGGGAAATACAACACAACATACAAATAACCTTATCAGATGGATCAACCAAAAATTTGACCGTGAACGAATGGCACGTAAATCGGCACGGGGACAAGCAGCAGTTGACCAAAGAAGAGAAGAAATCTTAAAGTTTTTTAGTCCTGCCAATAAAAAATCGCTAAAATTAATGTTCGATTTGCAAAAAGTTATCGTTTTGGCGAAATTAAAAATTATAAATATACTTAATAAACTAAACAATACGCAAACGTTTTTAAAAACAAAAAAAGGTTATCGTACAACAGGCCAAGAAGGTTACGTTGCAATAGATAAACTTGGTGGTGATGCGGTGAAAATAGTTGATAGGTTAGAATTTTCCTATGCCAACTTTTCACCAAACATTATAAAAGGATGGGATAAACCGGGGAGATAAAGATGCCAATAGGCTTTAAAGATTACATGTCCGTAGACAATAAACCGGGCGAAGATGATCAAATTAAATATAATGCTCAAAAGCGCAAACGTCAAGATGAAGCAACTATGGAAGGCATGTGTTGCAAAAATTGTGGCGATAAGTTTGGTCAACCAACAAAAGAAAATAATTGTCAATACGATGCGTATGATCCCAATGGTAAAAACTGGGTAAAAGAATATTCTGAAAAAACAGAGTGTCCAAAATGCAATGGTAAAGGTTGCGATCACTGTGATGGCGAAGGTTACCATGAAGCTCTCAATGTACAACAAAGATTAAAGCGTTCTCGTGCAATGAAGAAAGCGAAAGCTCGTATTGCAATGGGAAGACGTAGAGCTATGCGTAAAATGGCAGGTAAAGATAAACTTGTAAAACGTGCACGCAGAGCAGCCCGTACTGCAATCCTTAAGAAACTTACTCGTGATATTCCAAAGGGCGAATTAAATTTCGCACGTCGTCAGGAAATCGAAAAGCGTTTAGATAAAATGAAATCACGAATAGATAGATTGGCGACAAAGATGTTCCCAGCTATTCGTAAAGCAGAGGTTGCGAGGAAAAAAGGTTGAGTTTTAGTTCATTCAAGAACTTTTTAGTCGAAGAGGAAAAAACGGTCTACTTTACGTTTGGCCGCATGAATCCTCCTACGATTGGTCATGAGAAGTTATTAAACAGTCTTGCAATGAAGGCTGGAAAAAATCCATATAGAATTTTCTTATCACAGTCTGAGGACCCTAAAAAGAATCCACTTCCATATCAAATGAAAATTAAGAGTGCGAGAAAAATGTTTCCAAAACATGCTCGCATGATTATGCTTAATAAAAAGATTAAGAATGTATTTGATATTGCAGTATCGTTATATAACGAAGGATTTAAAAATGTTGTAATGGTGGTAGGTTCAGATAGAGTTCGTGAATTTGATGTATTATTAAATAAGTACAATGGCAAAAAAGGTAAACACGGACTCTATAACTTTCAAAGAATAAACGTAGCATCAGCAGGAGCGAGAGATCCAGATGCTGACGATGTTTCAGGTATGTCAGCTTCAAAAATGAGAGCTGCAGCTTCATCAAATGATTTTACACAATTTTCTCAAGGTTTACCTAAAAATGTAGCTAATGCAGAAGCAAAGAAAATTTTCAATGCTGTTCGTAAAGGCATGGGATTAAAAGAAGAGAATGAATTTAAAAGACATGTTCAACTTGAGCCCGTATCAGAAATTAGAGAAAACTATGTTAACGGTATGCTCTACAACATCGGAGATACAGTTATCAACAAAGATACTGGAGAAATCTCAGAGATTAAAAGACTCGGAGCCAACTACGTTATCATCGAAGGTAGTGGCAATACATATCGCAAATGGTTAACAGATATTGAGCATCTTAAAGAAGAAATTCCGGTGGCTTCATTTTCTGTGGCAAAAGAAGGTCTTTCTGAAGGTGCAGCATATTATAAAGGTTTGTCAAAATCAACTTCAACCGCAAGAAAAGCTCATTTCAAAAAAGGAGCATCGATGGATGATGACAACCCAGCAGCATATAAGCCAGCGCCTGGAGATGCAAGAGCTAAAACAAAACCTTCGAAGCACACAAAAAGATTTAAGCAAATGTTTGGTGAACAAGACACCCAAGTTGACATTGCGAAAAAAAGAATTGATCGTGAGAAAGAATCAGATGCGAAAAGACATGATCGCATGATGGATCGAGCAAGAATGCGTGACGTTAAAAAAGTAAATAGGACAGCAAACAAATGATTAAATTTAAAGCGTATATTGCAGAAGATGCAACAGCAGCATTAAAGAAAAAAGCAGAGAAATCTGGTATGAAACTCAGTACTTTGCGTAAAGTATATAATAGAGGTGTTGCCGCTTGGAGAACTGGTCACCGACCAGGAACCACTCCTCAACAATGGGGAATGGCAAGAGTCAATGCGTTTGCTACAAAAGGAAAAGGCACATATGGTGGTGCCGATAAAGATTTAGCGGGGAAAGCATAATGCCATTAAAAGTATCAGACGGTATGGGTGCATGGATTGATGATTTTAAAAAATCAGATGCCCCGCAATTTAAAGATAAAGATGCAAAAGAACGTCGTGATATGGCGATTGCTGCTTATATGAAAGCGAAGAATGAATCAGTTGATGAAGCAATCGATATGTCAAAAGTCGGTACCAAAGCTACTATTATGCATCCTGTTACTCGCGTTTCGAAAAAAGTTGATAAGAAAGACGTGAAAAAACATGTTGATGCTGGTTGGTTACACATGGGCCCAAAACGCAATCGTGTAACGAAAGGACCATATAAAGTAAAAGAAAGTACAACTCCTACTAGAACTGCTAGCCAATTGGCAACAAGAGATACAAATAGAAGATTTGATAGAGCTAAAAAAGCTGCTAAAAAAGATGATAAAAATTCACAGTATCGTACATCCAAATCTGGTAATGTATTTATCGGATTAAAAAAAGAAGGTGTAGATGAAGTTCTTGATACACCAAAGGCAATGCAATCATATAAAGATAAAGCAAAGTATAGTAAAGATCGTGCCACAAATTCTGCAGTTGCAAATATTTTAAGAAAAACTGATCATTCAGCAGATCTTAAAACTCGGGCAAAACGTGTAAAAGGTTTGGGTATGGCAGATCGTAATGCTGTACGAAAGTTTCGTAAAACAAATGAATCTGTAGATCTTAATGAAGAGATGACATTTAGAGTTGATATCGAAGGATTACCAGCAATGTTTATGCAAGCTGCTGGACCAGGTGCATTAAAACAAGAACTTCGTAAGATCGTAAAACAGCCATCGATGATTCGAGACGTGAAGCGTGTAACTGATGCTGTAGTAAAAAGAACGTTTCGTTTGAAAGCTCAAGGACGAGACGATGATAGCGATGGCGAGATTGATGAACGTACAGATCAATGGTACGATGATCAACCAGAATGGGGCACAGACCTTTCAACTATCAGAGCACGAAAGAAAACTCCGGGGCAGTAAGATGAAATTTAAAGAATACAGAGCAGAAGAAATTGACGACTACTGTGAAGCATGTGATTTATATGAAGATTTAGAAATCACGGAAGCCGAGTATCAGGGTAAAAAAGTTACGTTAAATAACCCAACTCGTGGTGGTAGTAAGAAGTTTTATGTTTATGTTAAAAACGATAAAGGTAATGTCGTAAAGGTATCTTTTGGCGATCCGAATATGGAAATCAAGAGAGATGATCCAGCGAGACGTAAATCATTTAGAGCGCGTCATAACTGTGAGAATCCAGGACCAAAATGGAAAGCACGATATTGGTCTTGTTATCAATGGCGATCAGGAGCAAAGGTAGACAATTAATGGAAAATATGAAACTCCCAATAGCCCTAGTTATTGCAATGGTTCTTCAGATTTCTGGAGGAGTTTGGTGGGTTTCACAACAAGCAGCTACGATTCAATCGCTTGAAGCTACAGTATCTGAAATGAGTTCAAGAATGGCTATTGAAGATGCAGTTAATCTTCGTAGAGATGTAACAGAGCATGGAACAAATATTGATGAATTGTGGGAAGAAACAGAATATCTATGGGAATCAATGGATTCATTTGATCTTATGTTAAGAGAACAAATAAAAATAAAAGCCAGAATCTCTGTGATTGAAAAGCAACTCGAGTTTGTTGATAGAGATCACATGAAAATGATGGAAAACAAATGATAGATATTGCACAAAATTTTTGGAGAAAGTTTACTGAAGCTTGGATTCCATGTATGGCTTGTATGGTTCAAGGTAACTTAGCAGCATTGACTTGGTATCATGCAGGTATTGCAGCTAAGGTTGGTATTTTAACTGGTATTGCCTTTGTTATTACTACTTTGATTCGGCAATCCAATAATAAATGGTTAAACGCTGCATTGACTGGCATTTTAACTATGTTAGCAGATTGGACCATTCATCCAACTCATTTTAGTGAGTGGTGGGCTGAAGGTGCGATTACAGGTATGGGTGCTGCTTTATTGGCAGTTATAGTTAGTACTTATATTTGGAAAAAAGAAAAGTGAAACTGGAGCAACATATGGCAACGACAACAGAAGCTCGTTTAGAAAGAATCGAGGATAAACTTGATCAATTAACTGATGCAATGGTGTCATTGGCCCGTGCTGAAGAGAAGATAAATAATTTACAAGACGATCATAATAAACAATATGATCGTATTAATAAATTATCTGTAAAGATAGATCAAATTGAAAGAGTTTGTCTTGAAAATCAAAAGACCGTACAGGTCATACAGAAACTATTTTGGATTGCGGTTGTAGCGGCCGCCGGTGCAATTGGCACTAATATCTACATGTAAAGGGAAACAAATGAAAAGATTTAGCGAAATTTCAAAAGGATTAGCTGGTAGATATTTAAAAAAAGTGCCAGCATCCTCAGCAGATGCAGCAGATAAAGTTGCAAGATCTTCTGGAAAATACGGAGACAAAGATCAACAGAAAAAAGGTATTAAAAACTTTGTTAACAGAAACAAAGGCACGGCAATGGCAGTTGATAAGTTGACTGGTAAAGCAAAAGTACCTGCAAAAGAAGCAGTTGAAGAAGGTAAAGCATATGGACCAACTGGTGTAAGCTATTACGTACCATCAGGTCATAAGGATGAAGTAGATCCAAAAACTGGAAAGAAATATCCTGAAAGACAAAAACCTGATTATAAAGCTCCAACAAACGAAGATAATCAAAAACACATTGACAATTTAAAAGATGTGATTGCTCGCCATCAAAAAGCTCATGACCATCATCAACAAATGGGCAAAGAAGCAGATACTCGTGGCGATGCGGTGAAACATATGAATTCACAACAAACGCATGCTAAAGCATTAAAGCATGCTAAAGAAAAATTGGCCAAACTTCAAAATGAGGAAACAAGTATGGAAGAAAAGACATTGTCCCAAAAGGACATTCAGAAAGG